GAACTCGGCGAAATGCTGAGTCACCCCGACCACACCGGCATCCTCCGGATTCCAGTCGTCGTCATGCTGAATCAAGACGGTACTCTCCGGGAATCCCTGTTCCCCTCCCCAGATCCTATCGGTATGCCCAATGTCTACTCGACCCAGGACGCACCACTGGAGCATGTGGACCAGCTCGTGGACGTACACCAACCGAGACTCACATAGCATGCCGGTCATCACAATCCGACCAGCCAGGGCATCGTAGTACCCACAGGTAAAGCCAGACGAATACCAGGGAGGGCTGAATCCATCCTGCAGGACAATCTGTTCCCCCTCGATGCATTGGTAGGCCTTATTCTCGAGGGTGACACCGTAGTAGCGCTTGAAAAGGTTAACCGCTGCCTCTTCCTGCTTACTCATCAACTGAGTGTCCACCCTGCTGTCGAAGCGGGCCCCATGGGCAGTCACATAGGACGAGCCGGTGCAGGCAGCCAGAAGCAGGAGGGCGATGAATTTCACAGTTCCTCGCACCTGAACTTGCAACAGAACCCGTTGGAGTACACTACTTCCCCGGACTCATCCAGAAACATCGGAGTTCCTGCAGCAGTGCATCCAGCGACGGCGGCTCTGCCCTTGAGATCATAGCTGCACCACTTCTCAGCATGGCACTGGAGGGAAATGACCGTAGTCATCATCTCGCCACAGAGCATGAAATCGTAACTGGCGGGTTGATTAGGCTTGATGGCAATGATGCCGCATCCAGACAGCAGAAGGGCGAGTAGGATGGCTTTGATCATAGAGTCAACCCCGCGACCACCCAGCCCAAGACCGCTGTAGCTGCAGCCAAGGCAAGAACGAACACCGCAATGACGATTGGACACCCGCTGTTCTTCATTGCATCCTCCAGTTGCAGATACAAAGCCTCTGCACAGGCATTAAAAGAGGGGGTCGCCCCCATGCCCGGTCGGGGCGACCCCAGGGCGCTGGTTATCGGCCAGCCGCCTCCACCACCAACGGAACAGAGCCGTTGGACTCTCACGTCTTCATCGGACACCAGTCACTGTGGTAATTCGAGTCGCAAGCGTGTGCTCCGCACTCACAAGAGACATTGGGAGCAGGAGGAGTTCTAGGTGCATCGATACCTATATTGAACTTGGGCAGCGCAGTCGGGCACGATCCGGAGGGTGGGCTTATAGGTTGATTCATGTACGTCGCAAAATCCTGTGGGCTTAATCTTATCTCGACAAGGTCCCTATTATTCATAGCCCAAAAGACGAAAGCATCCTCCACATCACTCTTCTTAGAAACGTATCCCCCAACAATTCTGAACCCATCATACATGACATTGATGCTGTATCCAGAACTCATAAGGAGGTCCGGAGTGACACTGACCACCCCTCCTGAAGTCATTTGCTTCACAGTCTGCATCCCAGTGTTGGGCATCTCAGCCTCCCAGCTTCATCCGCACCATTTCCCCACAACCATTACTATAGCGGACCTGATGGATCCCGTTCTCAAGGAGGAGCTTCTCGCACTTGGGGCAGGGCTTTGCCATAACCAGCTTACCGGTTCCAGTCACACGGAAACTCCAGAGGACGAGGCCGGTTCTCTTGTTCGGCCAAATCTTCTGGAGGGCTTGGTGTTCCGCGTGAATCCATCCATGATTGTAGCCCGTGGCCACGATGGACCCGCCCCGGGTCAGGACTGCTACGTGGAAGGCGAAGTAATGCTGAGCCTTCGCCGCCTGCTTCATAATGGTACTCATCGAGAACATATGACCTCCAATTAAGGACAGCGGGCCCCTGCCCGAATTAACGGATAAACACAGGGTTTTTTCTCGCTGTCCATGGACCCGCCGGGAATCGAACCCGGGTTCCAGAATTCAGAAAGAGCCAGTCCTACGTGCGTAGCCCCTACCTAGGGCCAGGGTCCAAACAGGGTGATTCCGTACCCAGCGACAGGATGCCTAAATGAGCAACCCGGAGATAGAATAAGGCACCTACGTTCAATCCCCGTCCTACATCCCGATTTTTAACGTCCCTGGCCCGCTATCGGGGTACCGGCAGAGACGGCAGGCTTACGCAGCCATGCGGATCTGGGGCTTTTCGGCCTTTGATCGTTTGGTGGACATTTTACGAGGCCAACCACCATCCTCGGCACGCGCTAGTTCTCCATCCTCCTGGTCGAAAACCAGTTCAGGCCCAGACTGCAACTACGTTGAAACTGAAGCGAGGAACGGACCGCAGTCATCGAAAGACATCTGAGTTTTACTCTTGGACTTCGCCTCGGCCTGTCGGGTGTGGATACCCAAGGCAAGCCTGACCTCAGCGATGTCGCAATTGGCCACCCCTCCACAATGAAGACAGGAGAGGGCTTTGTTGACCTGCCGATTGGTCATCTTAGGGCGATTCCTCAGCATGACCCAGAGCATGAGTTCTTTGCACTCGACTTCCTCGACAGTCACAGCCCTAACCTTCTTCATTTTCGTCTCCTTGCTCTATTTATAGCGCAACAGTGAGATCTACAGCCGCCCGAACCTGAAGCTGCCCAGATAGCCGGGGACCCCGAAGAAGTAGAGCAACCCCATGATGACGGCAATGACCACAAAGACGTTGAGAATGGTCTTGATGGACTGGGCCATGGGGACCCAGCGGTTGACAGCATAGAGGCACATACCGATGACGATGAGCAGCAGGATTACATGAAGGATGAGCATTTGATTCCTTGGTTGGTTGTTTGACTACCCTTCTGTGACTAGCGGGATACGAGGCTTGAACTCGATCTGCCTCCCTTCCTCCAGCCGGCTTTCGGAAAGGAGCAGCGCTCCATTGGCGATCCCGCAAAAAGCCCCTTCAACAGAGGGGCCTACTGGACGCGACCAGCCAAGCATGGTAAAGGCAGGAGTTGAACCTGCTACCTCCGGTTTAGCCTACCGGCGCTCTACCGTTGAGCTACTCTACAATGTTACCCGGAAGGAGGTCTGGCATCCGGGGCCCTTCCTATTGCGTACCAGACTAAGTCCCGAACCTGTCGGGCCAGTTGTTCTTTTATGGACTCTCCCCTGTCAAGCCTAGACATCGAGTTCCGAGCGGCTTTCCTCGCCCACAATTTTCCCGGCGCTTACCGGCTAGCAAGTGGGCTGCATTGGCGCCTCATTTTCCTTTTTCGAAGATTAGTACTCCTCCCTCTCCACCTTCACCGGCTTCGGCATGTTGTGGACCTTCTGCTCGGCGACGATGCAGACCGGGCAGGAGGCTCCCTCGACACTCGCCACGCAGCACCTGCCCACCAAGCCAGCCAGACGCTTGTTGCAGTGGGTCAGCTCTGGCTTCTCATCGGGGAGAGAATTGGGGCGAACGATGTGAGTGTAGTACTCCGGGGTGACCTTGGCGCGGCGAATCGTCTTGCGGGTATCCATTCTTGCCTCTGGTACTGCGGGTTTGTTTGCTGCTTTCATCTACTTTATAGCATACCGCTCCAGATCTATCAAACCTAGAACGCCTCTGCCTCTTCCTTTGTCATGAAAAAGTGAATTCCCGAGGTACACTCAACTCGGATGTCGTCATCCCACTTGTCGGCCTTCGTAGTCCTGCCGACAGAGTACCTAACCACTCCATAGCTCTTGATCCTAGAGGTGTAGACTTCACCCAAATCCTTAGGGCGCCCAATGGCTTCCACGACCACGACCTCTGAAGCTCGACACTTCCGGCCAACCAAAGAGGAAGTCCGCTTGGCCTTAGCTGGAATCCGCAGCTCCAGGATGACCGAGCCCCCAACATAATTATCCACTTTTTTCCAACCAACGAAAGATCCTTTCGAAGGGACAATCTGGAATGGAAAGAGGTCGGCGCACTGGAGGTGGGCGCCCTGGAGGTCGGCGCCCTGGAGGTCGGCGCCCTGGAGGTCGGCGCCCTGGAGGTCGGCGCCCTGGAGGTGGGCTCTGACCCCAAAGGGGTCATTCCGCAGCCAGAGGAGATGGAGGTCGAGAACCTTCTTGATTTCGGCGGAAGTCATCGTTTTTCTCCTTTGCTCTACTATAGCGCCCGCAACAGCTTCATTGGATCCATGTACTTCCCATTCTTCAACGCACCGAGATGAAGATGAGGCCCGGTTGAAAAACCGGTGTTTCCAGACTTACCAATGGGCCAGCCACGGCCCACGTACATCCCGACGACCACAAAGAACTTCGAGAGGTGGCAGTAAATCGACTGGACACCGTCAGGGTGTTCTACGGTGATGTAATTGCCAGCCATCCTATTCCAGCCCTTCTGAATCACCGTCCCATCGGCAACTGCACTTACTAGTGTACCTCTGGAGGCTTCTATGTCTAGTCCTTGATGCCTCTGGCCATGGCGCCAGCCGTAGGATGATGTCACAGACAGCTTCCCTGGGACGGGGCTATCCCATACAGGCCCCAGGGAAGCTGGACCAGACATCAGTGCGACTAGGGCGAGTGTGGCCAGGGCGAAAGTCACTGGGCCTTCACTGCAGTCTTGGCGTCCTTGCGGGCCTGCTTCTCAGCAGCCTCAGCAGCCTGAGCTGCACGCGCCTCGACCTCGCTGCGGATACAGACAGTCATGAAGTCCTGGCCAGTCGAAGACTCCAGCTTGGCCTCGACTGCCTCACGAGCGGGGGTGCCCTTCGGGTACATCTCGTTGAAAATCGACAAATTTGCAGGAACTCGACCGTTGACGTTTCGGGGGACTCGGCGCTTCATGGTTTTACTCCTAGGTTGGGTGTTCGCTGCTGTCTTGAACTATAGCAAGCCGCACGGAATGTGTCAAGTACTTTTGTGCAGCCTCTACAAACCCTTGTAACTCTATGGCTTCTAACCTCAAATTACAAATGTGATGCAACAGCCCTCTGACCAGACCTGTTTTGTGGTCATGATCTACCGCTGGATCGTAAGGCGAATTCAGGAAAGGGGAACCACATATAGCGCACCTCCCGTTCTGCTCAACAAGCATCTCATCGAACCTCTCCAGGGACAAACCAAACTTAGCACGAATACCACGGCAGAAACGATTACGAATATCTTTAGGGGTGGTGGCAGTCCTGATTCGGCGCAACTTCCTGACCCGGGATAGAGCCTTTGCACACTGACCACAAAAGCTCTTATTGGCTCTCGCCTTTCTGTTATGGCATTTTACACATAAACCAGCGATAACACATTGGCTATAAGCTCTACGGGCGCAACTTCGTCTATTACCAACACAGATATTACACACCATTTTCTCTGAGTCTCTAGCTCTACCGCAACCTATACAACGCCCCTCAGCGGCGTATATCCTACATGTTTTGGCCGATGGCATTGTCAAGTGCCCAGTCACTTTTTTGTTGAGTCAGGGGGGCACTCGTTCAAAACCCCTTCGATTTTGATGAGTTGCCTAGCGTAGAAGCCCTGATGCACGAGGGCCCTCTTGAGGCTCTCTTGAAGAGCGGCTATCTGCTCCTTGGCCTTCTTCAGTTCTTCAGCGATATCGCGGGCCTTCCCAGACCGATTGACCAGGACGATGTCCCAGTTGCCATTGGGATACATGTCGCGGATAGAGGGGACCTCAAATCGATACCGTAGACCTTGGCCTGCAACTACAACATAATGACGAGGAGGAGCATAAGAAGCCATTCCACAGATGTAGTCAAGGGTGTCGAGGCCCAGGCCCTCCGACCCTACTTCCACCAAGCGGCAGTCGGTCTCCAGGCGGATTTCCTCCTGGTATTCCGGCTCGTTCTCGTTATGCTTCATTTCAGTCTCCTTCTCGATAGAACCACTGGAGCGGCTCGTCCGTGTCCAAGTTGTCGTTGCACACGACCTTGTGAGTCTTCAAACTGAAGTGCTCAGCGACAATCGCCCGGACCCAAGCCTTGGCCTCATCTTCGGTGTCAAACTTCTCGTGAAAAGACAGGCCTTTACCATAGCGGTCCACCCAGGGATAGCGCCAGAGTTCTCCGTCCCAGGCCGGATTGTCTTCCTCTACCACGGATGTGTAGAAATGAGTACCGCAGCCGTAGAAGACTGACATTACTACCTTAATACTGCGCTTATGTCGAGGGTAGGGGAACATTCGGATCAGAGGATGGACACACTCCTCGAGAGTCCCACCATAGGAGATACAGGAGTCAAGCGGCGGCTTTGCCGGCTTTTTCACAGCACCACCAGCCTCTTCTGAATCTCGACGGGCCACTGCTCCACGGGCATCTTGAGGTACCTGTCTGCATCCTCCAGGTACAGCTCCCTCTCATCCTGGGGAATCTCTCCCCAGGGCATCTTCCTGGGGTACATTCCCTTGTAGTTCCTGTCGAATTCGAAGGACCACTCCGCGAAACGCTGCCGGGTCACTTCCGATGCCAACATTGACGCCTCCCTACTTGGTGAGCTTCAAATACTCCTGACGGGCATCCTCACGAGCCTGACGGAACTTCTTGACATCATCCTGGGCCACATCGAACCCGTGGAGGGTCTCCGCTGTCGCTGAGGCGATTTCAGCAGCTCGAAGGGCCTCGCTGGCCTCGAAGTAGGCCTTGAGGGCCAGAAAGGGCTCCAGAGTGCGGTAGGAGCAGACTTCACAGGCAGAAGCCTCGTAAGGGCAGCCGGGACACTCTCTCATTTGTTGCCTCCTTGTCCTAACTATAGCGAAACCACCTTGAACCCATTGATCTTCTGAGGGAGGCTGACCTGAACCGGCTGGACCTCCAAGAAGGGCCCAGAGGGGCCCAGGACGATTTGGGCTTGAACGGTAGGGTAGAGGGCAGTCAAGGTACGCTTGGCTTGGACCGCTGCGCGGAAGGGGTTGTCAAGAACGTTTCCCATGCCGCCAATATAGCAGACCGAGCCTGGATCTGTCAAGATAAAACGATGGCTCCGAGGAGAATCCCAGGGAGCCATCGAAGGTGCTTGCTTCGCTCACTTCACACAACGGGTGGGATCTAACAACCACCCGGGGACTGCCAATTGCCGGTTCAATGCCGGGAACTGGCCCTTCACGTACTTCCTCGTACAACGGCCTATGTGGCCCCACCGGGTTCTTCAGGTCCCGGGCCCTGTGCTGCACTGATGCACTGATGTATAGCGCAAGGGAGGGGGCTGGCTTGGGCGCTAACCGACGATCAGGTACGGGAACTATTTGAACGGGATTGCTACTATTGCGGGAACCCCGGAGGGGGAATAGACCGGATAGATAGTAACCTGGGGTACCAAACGAACAACGTTTGCTCGTGTTGTACCATGTGTAATCGAGCAAAAATGGAACACACCAGAGAAATGTTTGCGAAGTGGATCCAACGTGTCTACCACGGCAAGTGGCTCCAGTCTATTATAAACAAAGACCCCAAATAAATGAGGTCTTTGTAATCAGGATGCAGACACTATATCATTACGGAAGGTCCGACGCATTTGCGCTTTCTGAATTTTGAGTGTCCTCGTCATCGACCAGGAGGCCCTGGAAGGTGACTGTGATCTCGGTTAAATTGCGGGAGTTGATGGTGGTATCGTAGCTCAGGGCCCGCACTTCACGAATGGTGGCGATGTTCCTATTGGTCTGCCTATCCATGATGACCAGAGTCAGGTAATCCGAATTGAGCAGGTCCTTCAGATTCGGGATCTTGCCATCCTTATGTCCACCGTGACCAACGACCCTCCAACCCGTGGCCGAAATCCTGACTGGCTCTTGGGCGGTATACTCAAGGGCCGCTGGGCTGAAACGGCCGAGCAAGTATGCCGGCTGAGCGTCGAAGGTGAGTCCATATGATACGTTGTTGAAGATGCCCAGGAACTGAACGGAGTCGCCGCTCATGATTCCTAATTTTGCCCTCGCACCCGTAAGGACTTTCGGAGCCGCCATGTTATTTCTCCTTTACCAATGCAAACACATGTCCATGAGTCTGCCGTTGAACACCGTTTAGGACCCTATGGACAAGATTGTCTGTGATCCCGAAGAACTTTGCCGCTTCTCTGATTGACCGGTATACATTACCGGATTCATCCACGATTTCCCTACGCTTGGGTTGGTTGCACTTCATCAAATCTACTTCAACCCGGGTTCTCTTCCTGCCTTTTTGCGCCGCTGAGATATTCCTACGTCCCTCAACAGAAATCTTACGGCCTGGACTCGCCCCATCTCCACCATCTGTACCGTTTACCAAATTACATCCAACCCCACGAAAATAAGCTATCCAATACTTCTCTGCTTCATTCAGGTCGCCTAAAGTATTGAGACATTGCAACGACCGTATCTCGGGCTTATGATCTTGCGAAATCAGTCCTTTAATCCAAAGCGAATCGCTATGCCGACTGCTGAACCTGGGACACGAGGAATGAAATCGGAATGAAGTAAATGCATCCAGCGAGCTTCATTTCAGCCGAGACGATCATGCTGGTCCCGCTGATTCGGATGACCACACTCTTGAATCCCCGTGGAGCCCCGTCGTCAGAGGCGGCAATGAGCTTGAGCTTGAAGAAGTCGCCCATGATGGTCTCAAAGAACGCCTTCGCCAGGGGAGCGCTCACATCGGCCAGTGACTGGCCCACGAAAGCGTTTTCCATGCGGGTGGCAGAGGTCATCGCGATGAGGTCGGCCACATAGCAGGCCTGGATCGAATTGAGGACGAAGTTGCTGTCCTTGCCGTAGGTCGTCTGGTCGCTGACCCAGTACCAGCCACCCGACTCAGAATGTCTCAGAGGCAGAAGGCCGGAGAGCAGTGCATTCTCCATGGCGGTATCGTCCTGGTCATCGAAGTCAGCGGCAGCCTGGACTGCTCCAGAGATGTTCGCATACTTCCTGACGATGCCCCTGTAGAATCCAGCGGCCTGCATTCCTGCTGCATCGACTGCGTTCATCCAAGGTGCATACTGATGAATTGCACCGTCGCTGCCAACTGCCTTGCAATCCTGGAAGGTCATCGCGCAGCGGAATGAGGCGATGTTCGAAGAGGCCAGACGTGCATTGGCGAAGGTGTCCTTCTTTGACAGGAAGGCCTGACGATTTCGCCGCTTCTTCAGGGTGGACATCTTCAGAACGTGAGTCCTGCAGTACGCATTGATTGCGTCAATGGCGTATGTCGAAGTGCTTTCAGTGAGGCCAGCGAGCTTGTCAACAGAAGCATCCCTAGAGAAGCAAGGCACCAGGAAGTTGCAGCGAATCTTCTCGCAGGCGTCGATTGCCAGAATTACTCCATTCTGCAGCGTCCCACCCTTATCTCCACCGGAGAGGTACGAGTAAGCCGTGGTCGGAGCAGGAAGGCCAGCGACTGCAGCAGCATTGACGTTGCTGGAATTCAGGAGCTGAACCAATACTGACTCATTGGAAATCTTGTTGAAGAACCTGTAGGCATCGATCTTGATGCGGCCAGTCTCCTCGCCCCACTTAGAGGCGAATGTGAAGGTGAGAGGAGAAGTTGTAGTGCCTCCATCCAGAGCTGTAGAAGGGAGCTGCCCAAGCAGGTTATTTCCGAGGTCGCAGGAGTAGCCGGTATGAGAGTCAAGGAAGTTAGCCAGATCCGCCAAGGTCGGGTAATCAGCGAGAACCAGGGTGACGGGGGTGAGGCCGTAGGTTCCGGATCCACCGACGATAGTCAGGGTCAGCGTACCAAGTGTCTTGTCGATGACTGCCGAAGCGGAAGTTCCTGCGTAGCCCAGCTTCAAGGCGACTTCGCCACCAGAAATCAACTCTTCCTGAACGTTGTCGAGCTGGCGATTCACCTTCAGGTTCGCCGAGTACTCGACTCCCGAGGTGAGTACGTAAGCCGCACCGGTCTTGCTGATCCAGCTAACTTTAGTAGAGGTGCCTAGAACAAAGCAGCAACATTCGAGAAGGGCCGCTGCTGGGGACCCGGGGAGTTGGGCGATTTCAAGAGACTTGCCTAGCCCGAGAGAAGGATTGGCAGCTTCTAGGCTGATTACAACTGGAGAATAGACCGCAAAGCTAGCAGCAGCAGCAGCACCAGAAACAGCAGCCAAGGGCAGTGCCACAACACCATCTGCACCGCCAACATGACCGGCATCGCTGAGCTTGGTAGCTGTAATAGTTGTGGCGTCAGCGGCAGTAACAACATAGGCCCCTTCGTTGATACTCGCGGCTCCCTTGAGTGTGGAACCTGTGACGATGATTAGCGTGTCACCAACGGTGGGGATTGTGGTCCAACCAACGCTGGAGGTCAAACCGATAACCGCCGTAGAGCCTACAGGAACAAGGTCGACAGTACCAGGAGTGACCGTGGGGATAACAACTCGAGCCACGCCACAAACGGTTGTGTCGGAGTAGACGCCAGAAAGGGCATTCACTCCGGAAACGAATGCAGTGGGAGTCTGATTTGCTGCTACAGTGTAGGCGACAGCAGCCCCGCCATTAACGCGGAATTCAACACCGCAAGAAGACACAGTGGGGATGTATGTGAAGGCACCCGTGGTCGGAACGACCTCAGTGGTAGCAGCGACAGTCTGCCAATAGCTCATGTTGCCGGGCTTGCCGTAATTCTTGTCAGCAAGGGTAGCGTAAGCACCACCACCGTACTTCAGCATGGAGCCGGTAGCGCGAACGGAGACGTTGGTCTTGACGATAACGATGCGCGAAGGAGAGCCGGTGATGTTCGGGTCATTTGCGGGAGTGGCCGCAATGCGGAAGGCATCGACAACGGGGCCAGAGCGATACTTCGCGAGGACATCCGAGATTTGGTCAGGGCCAAACGAATTCTGGTCCAGGGCCGTCTCAAGGGTGTAGTCCGGGCCGGCATCGGCTTCGCCAACCAGTGCGATCACGCCGGAGGTAGCGAGACCACTGTTTTCCGTGGCCACGGTCCAGGTGGCTGAAGCCGATGGAATGATTAGAGTTCCAGAATCCGTCTGAAATTGCTGGGCCATGATTTTATCTCCCTTGTTCAACTACAAGATTAGGGTTCGTTTGGTTGTTATTTCTTGGAGGGCTTTTTGTAAGCTTCATGTCCAAAGCTATGTCCACAGTTATGGCATTGGACGCTAAAGGGGACCCTCTCACTCCAAGGACCTTCGCCCCCTCTGTTAGAGGCGGAAGTCACAGTCAATCCCTTTTCCTTAGAACCGAAATGCTTAGTTCCACACTTAGGACAACCAGCGGCAATGATCTTCTTTTCTCTGGGGCTATCATCCTCGCCCTTTTGAATTTCGCTCAGAGCCAAAGGCCGCCGAGATGCCGCACGGATTTTCGCAAGGCCTGTTAGCTGTGGTGCTGCAGGCTGTGGAGCAGTAAGGGGCACTCCAGGTGAAGCTGCAGCGGCAGGAACAGGAGGAGCTGCACCGATAGGAGGAGGAGCTAGATGGGCCGTACCGGCCGGAGGAGTGAAGCTCGAGAGCATGTCAGCCCTGGCTGCATGGTCCTTCGGGCTGGGCATTGCTGGGGCAGCAGGAGGAGGAGGTACTTGTGTCGTAGCTGAAGTATTTCCGCCGACAGCAGCAGGCATCCCAGGCTTCTTGACTGCAGCACTGCCAATAGCAGAGATTGCACCCTTTGCCATCGGAGCTTCCATGGGGAATTCGTCCTTCATAGCCGGCATGCCAGCGGGCTTAGGGGCCAAGGGCTTCGGGGCTGCCGCCATTGGAGCAGGATTGGGAGCGGCAGGCTTGGAGGCTGGGACAGCCATAGGATTAGCCGTAGGGGGCTTGGCCATGGGGACATCGGCCTTCTTGAAACGACGACCCGGGATGCGACTGATCTGCCCACCACTACCAGGAGCCGCCACTACCTTGCTCTTGCCGGTAAGCTCACCCTTCTGAACCTTCTTGCTGCAGTTCGGGCAATTCCCACCAGGAGGAATCATTGCCCCACAACGAGAGCAGCGACGTTCCTTACCTGCAGTATTGGGATTCGAGGCCCGGCGCTGGGTCTTACCTAGGTCGTCCTCTGCCTTAGCAGTAGGAACAGGAGGAGGCGCAGGTAGCTTGCCGGCCGTAGTCGCGGGCCCCGGAGGGGCAATGCTGGGCCGTGGAGCTGGCGCACCGATGCGCCCAGACTGCGGCTTGATAGCGCTCATCGAGGCAGCGGCACCCCAATTGGCCTTCTCAAGCTTATCAGCCTTTGCAAGCTCGCGTTGGCGAAGCTCCAAAAGGTCCTTCTCGTAGTCAGCGACACGATCCCTGAGGGCTTTAGCTAGCAGCTCACGGACCTCTTGAACGGAATATTCTCTTTCGTTGGCCACGGTATTCTCCTTGATCTCAAACCCTAAGATTGTCGTTGGGGTAAAAGATGATGTGACTCGATGGGGACCCAATCTAACCTGCTTTGCTTCATCAAGTTATCATCTGCCCATAACGGCTGCAAATTCGAAAATAAAGATAACTTCAAAACCTCACTCTCGCTGGTGGCACTTGACAGTGGCAAAATATGGTCTATATGCCACTCACCCATATTCTTCCAAGTCATCTCAGGCCAGAAACGCGCCTCGAGATACACCTTAAGTTCCTCAAACGAACACCCCAAGATAGACTCCGTATTACCACCCTTTCGGAATCCCATGTGAGTTAAGGCCTGTCTAAGTCGGCTCCGAATACTACACTTGACCCTAAATAAAGAATCTACAGTACGACGTTCTCGAATGCGGGCATTCCTCTGTCTCTTATGTGTATTATCATAAGTCTTCTGATAGGTGTTCCTCCGCCCTCTATGAGCTTTACTATAGACAGTGCCGTAAGCAATGAGTTCATCTTTATGGGTCTTGCGATACGCTGAGATATAGGCCTTGTCTTCCTCAGCGTGAACGTTGTGGTGAACTCTATTTCTTACCCGCTGACATCTCTTGCACCCACCCCTCGCATACCTATCTGTCCCGCCACACTTGACACAAGGTTTAGAATCCATGTTTTTTCAAAACCTCACGGATCCTACTAACTACAATCAAACGGACCTCCTCTAGAGTATATTCGACCTCACTCTTATTGAGATCGTGTACACCCTTGAGGCCCATATTCTGGGCGCCTTCGCGCACCATACTCAAGGATGTCTCTAGTGGAATTTGATGTGAGTATGGGGCGAAGCCCTGGCTGCTGGGCTCCACTACATTGCCAGTCAGTGTACGATGAACTGCATCGTGCATCAAGGTGTTCAGCTCTTTGTTGAAGGTCTCGTCAGGGATGTGGACTCCCATCTGACGGACTAGCTCACGCTGCTTGTGGGCGGCAAGCCACTCCCAGTGTACTGCCCGTAGAGCTTCATTTGTGGTGCGGTGTTTGCCGAGTTCACCAGCTCGCCTGCCTTCTCCATACACCTTGTCGATGTCGGGCTCGGTGAGTGCATGGGACAGCTCGTGCATCTTGCGCCACGAGTCCATGTATTCGGCTGCCGCTGGGTTTGCATCTGGGCTACCATGAACTGGCAGCCACTTGGAGTCATAATTCTTGCAATCAAGATCAGGCCGCCCGTGGCCTGCGCCGACAGGATCGACCTGGAAGCCATAGTCACGGACGACCTGATCAACTTGGCCACTCTTCCCCTGCAGGGGATAGTGGTGTAGGTCCTCTGCTCTATCGGGCTTCACTGAACCAAAGGGAACTGCAGTCTGGGCGTAGCTGCTCTCAGGTGCATTGTTCTGCTGATGCTCTGGAGAGTCACGATTGATGTGGGCGTGTATGTCGTCTTCTTGAGCCTTCTGCAAGGTATTATGAAGGAGTACACCCTGAGAGCTGTGGTGCATGCAGTGGTGGCCGCTTGAATTACCCCAGGGGTATGCATGAGGGAAGGGAGCTGGTGGTTGTTCCAGCTCAAGGGACTTCTTGAGGACCTGGGCTACCTTGCCCAAAAGCTGTCCCACAGTGCATTCATTCTTCTTCACTTCATGTTGGGCCCTCGACATCAGGGCGCTAGAAGCGTGAGGCTCGAGGAGATTGGCTGAATGAAGCTGATCCCAATCGAATTTCAGTCTGAGATAGCCATGTGGGTCAAATCTAGTATAGTAATCCTCAGGAGGCTTATCGAATACCTCGTAGTCCAGGGAGCCGTCAGGCTTACGCATGGCAGGATGGAATCGCCCCGCCTTGGGTCCGTTGCAGTACAACATCTCAGGATTGCCTCCCTGAGAATAGACTACGGACTCCTGACCGAGACGCCGGCCGATATCGTAGGCCTGCTCCCTAGTGGGGCCGTGGACGATGTAGCTTTTCTCTGGGGTCTCGTAGCGACCTTCAGTAGGGAATGCCTTGAGGCCCAGGCCCTTGAGGTGAACACCCAAGCCTTCGTGGCCACCGGGGACCTCCACAGGGAAGCGTGGATTATCTGCTGAGACAAGACAGACCGAAGACTCCCCGGAAAAGAGAGGGTGATCCGAAATGGAAGTAGTCTCCTTATCTGGTTCCGGTGTCTGCGGGAGCATGCAATGAAGATTGTTGCCGGACAACAAGCCTGTACGACACCAACGTATCGATCCATGCCATAAAATCCTCCAATGGCATATCCCGCTTAGCCCTATTGCATACAGCACAACAAGACACGCAATTACCCGGCTCATATCCTATTCCGCTATTCACACGGTCTATTCCGCCTCCAGATCGACCACAATAGACACACATACCAGACACAAGCTCATCGAATTCAGCCTTGGCTAGAGAAAAAGAGCGTCCCTTTGATTTTGCGTTAGCCCGATAGATGGTCCATTTGCCGCTAATCGACTGGCGATAGGTTTTTCTCCCCTGTTTATGATCTCTGTAATTCTCTGATGCTCTCAATCTCATCTCCTTCAGATGTCCATGATAATAGACCTTTTTTGCGCCCCTAACACGGTCTCTGTTTTTCTTGTTCCAGTCTTTGGCGTAGGCCTTAAGTTTGTCCCTGTGGTCACTCCTGTAACGCTCATGATACTCCCTATTTCTTTTAGGATCAGCGTACGGCATCACCACTCCTACGGCTTGATGCCTATGCCGTCACTTTCGAGCAGCCAAGCGTCTTCAGAATCGACATCGATGACAGGCTCAGGGGCAGACACTTCGTCTCCCACGGCACTAAATACAGGAACAGAAGCCACACCAGTGATCTTGGAGGTGATTAGCTTGGGCCAAGTCTGCCGCACTTTACCCTTCAGGACGATGTGTCTACTGAAGACATTCTCTGACTCAAAGTAATCGTTGCGCCTGAAGTCAGCGCTGTTAATAGAGGAGCACTCAAATCCACGGGCCTCAAGAAGAGTCTCCCTGTAGCGCAAGAGGATGAACGAGATGATGGAATGCAAATAGGTGAGGTATACTGCTTCTCCCTGGACGTGACATCCAATCTGATAGCTCTCTGTCATAGTACAGGACTCAAGCGTGATAATCCGACTCGGGGGAGCGCCTTTGATGACGGCATGAGTGAAGCTGGCCACCGTCCCGATGGGTAGAACTATCGTGCTTCGATCATAGACATCCTGGATAATGTGCGAAACACCGAAGTCGTCAATGACGACCATTCCCGTCGCTAAGATGAGTTCGGCTGTAACAGCATCTGGGATTACCATGACTCCAGTGGATGACGTGTAGCTCGTAGGGGAGAACCTATTAGTGAGGGCAGGCCATTCATCGGCGTTGTCTTCCTGAGGCTGATAGTGTGTGTCCGATAGGGTATTGTCTGCTTCGCTGGACTCCACTAGACTGATGCTGACGCAGGGGAACTTCGGCTTGTCCAGACGGGTGGACATGAAGACAGGAAAATCAGTGGCCCTGAACCACTTTGCCGCTTGGTCGATTTCCTTCTGGCCGTAGACGGCCTTGGTCAATTCGTCTTGAGCCAACGAGGCGAAGATGAACTTGATTAGTTCAGGATGTCGACGCAGGTCAGCTATGCCCTCGACTAGGGCAGATCTAATAATCAGGTCTCCCTGAAATACCCCACAAATTTCACTCATGACCGTTCCTTTAGGTACAAGATTGCCGCCTCTAATATATCTACCCTATCGTGGGCATAGCCCAAAAGTACAGTCTATACATATTTTGATTTCTTTGGACATAGACAATCGCCCCCCACTACCCTATAGCGCATGGATCTCAGCCCAATCTTCTTTGTAAGGAGACCATCATGAACAAACAGATCCAAGAGACCGTGGGGGTATTCTGCCGCTTCGCCAATATCCGCCTAGCCAAGCTCCAGCATGGAGCAGAGCTACGCATCGAGATGCATCGTTCTCTACAGCAGGGACGCAGGCCGGGAGGTTACCGAGCAGACTGGCTGAAAAAGAGTTCAACTACACTGATGGCTGTGCTAGGAAAGATTGCAGAGGAATTCGACAAGGAGCATCCCGACGACAAGGCGAGCTTAGCCGACCTCATGGATATTACAGCGACCACTATGGGCATGCTCAAGAAGGAAAATGGAGACGACGACGAGGATGAGGATTGCGAATGTGAAGAATGCGGGATGCCTATGGATGACGAGGAATACTAGACCTGGGACAAGATAGAATCCAGTATGGCTGGGCATATTTCTTTATCCCACTGTTCGTTCGCCCATTCCCTAGCTTCCTCGAAGAAGTTGCAGGGCTCGAGTCCTGGGTGTTCCCAACGCCCCTGCCCACGATGCTTCGAGCTGGCCACCCTGAATGTCACAATGGACTTCTTGACGTGCTTCTGGCCAGCAGCATCGGTCACCTGCCTCTGGTAGACGTTCACACCCTGCAGAAAAGGGATACCGGTCGGTCCCTGCTGAACCTCACCGACAGCACCATGACCCAAGCTCGACCCACCCCAAGGCCCCTGAGTCTTCATTGGGGCATCCATGATGTCGAACTTGTGCAATAGGCCAGTCTTGGCGCTACCACCAGCATCCATCTCAAGCTTGCCGTAGGGGATGCCCTTCTGCTTCATCACCGATTTCAGGGTATCGGTCAGGGTCTGCTGGGCGGGAGTTAATTGGGTTGGACCCTTGTTCAATTCGAAGGGGACAACCGTATAGGCCGAACCGTCTTTTGCCCTCTTGACGTTCTTGCTCTTCAATAAGTCATCCAGCATACTATGTTCAGGCATTCCCTCTTCGATCCACACTGCCTTCGCAGCTAGGGAGATAACCCACACGTCTCCATCTTGAAAGTGGCTGAGGTTCTCGATGTACATCGCACGTCTCGTGTGGAGACGCTTGTTGACTTCCTCTGTAATGTGTCCTCGGGTCTGGGCGACCAAAAGGGCGACTTGCTCCTTAACGGCCTTCTCCATGGCAGACTTGAGGCCGCCGGCCACGGAGATTAAGGAGGATACGTCTAGATTAATCCAGATCGTTTGGCGCCTCCACATAACTGAAGGTGTAACCGTTGCAAGTCCGCCCCCTATTTGCCTGTAGGATTACGGGAACTTACGGGGGCCCCCTCAGGCCCCATTATTTGGCCTGATCTGACCTCTCTCCAATGGACCTTCGAGTCAGCCCCCTGAGTCTTGATCTTGCCCACGTCTCTGGTCCCAGAGGCATCACAGTCCTTTTGTGATCCCACTGGGAGGATAAGGTGCTCCCTGGTCGTCTTAGCTCCAGCCTTGGGGAGCCTGCCGATTCCAGGAGCTGCAGAAAGAGCTTTCTTCTCCATAGGCTCCTTGTTCTCGCCCTCCATTACAGCCAGCTTCTCATAATACTTCGGGTCTTCCGTGAGGTGGTCCATGGCGATTTTGACGGCCACCTCGATTTTGTCGGTGTGCTCAAGTTCGACCAGGACGCCCTTGGCGATAGCCTTGGGGTTGAAGTCTGAGAGCTTCTTTCCTTCCGACAGCCCGCCAGTCAGGTCCTCAAGCTGCAGCTCGGCTTTCCTCACTGGGAACGGGATTACCTTAGCTTCTGGCTTTTCTCCAGGTACAACTTCTGGGGCTTCCTCTTCATCTGCCTGCTGCTGGTCTACATGTTTCTTGCCTGCGAGATAATGCATATGTGGCACATGCGCCCGAAGGGCAGAAAGCATGGCTTCTTCTGGAACTTGATGCCCCTGAACCTTCACATCAGTAGAGCCAGGGTTGATGTCGTTTGCTCCGACCCCGGAGTAAGCCCACTTTGTAGCGATAGGAGAGTCGCCATGGTGCAAGGTGGCCGTTGTGAATGGAGTAGTAGACCCGTCATTGTGAGACTTAATAGACATGGTATATCCCTGATCTCGCATCTCCTGAGGAAGGTGATGTGAGTAATCAAAGATATCCTCTGTATTTGTTCCAATACCCGGGACAACAGGCCGGGCCTGCGGGCCAACATCGGCTTTACCCTGAAGCCTCTTCTCCCAGAAATCGGGACGGGCCTCATACACCTTAGCGTTAGACCTGAACTTCTTGCCAGTCGGGGCCGGGGGGTTCAGGGGAATCAGGTCGCCCTTCTCTAGCTCGCTTCTCCTCAGCTTAGCTGTAGTCGCGCCGCTCTCTTCGGAGATCTGCCTATTTACTTCATTCTTGATTCGACCCCAGTTCTCATTGTGGAAATCCTTAGTCCCAATACCGGGGCAGTCCACAGTAACATGACCCATACCATGATGCCCGTACAACTTGGATAGACTCACGGTCTGCTGGTCCGTGATAGGCTTGTTTGTATCCAGACCTAGTTCGTCCCCACCATGAACAAGTCGAACATATCCTGCATCATGCAAATGCTTGTAACCCATATGGGGTTCTACCTTGCGCTTGTACTTCTGGCGCAGGATTTGAAGGGCACTATCCAAATGCCCACCGGTATCCACTTCAGTTAATTCACCTTCAGGGGAGAGCCACCATCCATAAGGTACGTTTGCCTCGCTCTTCGCATACTTCTGATTGTATTTACCCCAATTCGTCCGCAACCGATTTAGCACCCTAGGGTCAGATAGATCAAGGCCTCCATCTGTTTCTAATAGGTGGCTGCCTACAGTGGGATTTTGTTTCTCGCCGAAGTACCTGGAAGACTCCAGGCCATTCAGAATCTCAGGAGGGGCATCACCACCGTACACCTTCATTACTTCAGGCGGGGGAGCCTTTAACTTGAGCTTGTTGGCGGCCTCCATCCGGGTGTAAAACTTGCCCTGGTGATCGACAAATCCATCGTCCCAGTTTTCCGCATCAATGACGCCATTGGGCAACTGCTCTACATCATGAAATGGCCCTGTGCCTACGATTTGGCCGGTTGTCTTGTGTCGAAATCCCGCCTCGCGAAATTCGCCCGCCTTTAGCAGTGCCTCGGCCTTGATGATGAAGTCTTCTTCAGCCTTGGATAAGCCAGCAGCCGCATCGATCTCAGCCACGCTGTGCATTCCAGCGCCTTCAGTGGTATCAGAAGGCAGCTCCCTGGCCATAGAGATGACAGCCCTGGTCATGTTCATGACGGCTTCATAGACCTCAGGGGACGACTGTGCCATCTGCTCTAGGATGGGAGCGGCTTGCCTCACCTGTTGTAGAACCTGCACCACCTGGGCCTTGATGGCATTTCCTGAGCTGGCCTGCTCTGGCTGCTGTTGTTCCTGCTCGTCCTGAGCCTGGGCCATCTCGTGCATCTTGTCTTCGAGGTCGGCAGAAGCATTGGTTTGTTCGGGCTGCCCTGGGGCTTCCTCGAGCATCAAATTCATCCGCTCGCCCTCGGAATGCTCAGAGCCCTCAGGCTTGGGCTTGGCTACAGAAGGGACTGCAGGTGTGGACTGACCAGAGATGCCGGCACCTTCACCTTGATTCAGGGCAGGATCGGCTTTGTTCAGGAACTGCTCTGTGATTTTATCGATGTTGTCCTTGGGGTCCTTCTCCTTGTTCATCTCTTCCAGCTCATCATCGACTTCAGGTGTATATAGGACGATGCCACCTTCGGCTTTGTGCCTAGCTACCCTCAGGGCCTTCTGGGCCTCGGAGAGCTTCATCCCAACGCCCACAGAGACGACGCAGTCGACGCACTCCTTGTACTGCAGGAGGATGCCGGGAAGTTCATCGAGATGCTCTGCGTCAATCTCCAGGACGCCAGAGTCACCAGTCAACTCCACAACGGAGCCGTGCTCCTCAGCCCACGATCTCCAGGCTTGGGCTGCATGCTCGTTGTTTTGTGTCTGGACCCTCAGGGCATCAATGTCGTCCTCAGGTAGAGACGATTTGATGTCCCTACGCTGGAACGAAATGATAATTCTTCCGAAGCTAGCCATCTAGCACCCCGGGATTATGCTAGGACCACATAGAAGATATCTAGAGAGAAAGATCCTTTGTCCAGAGTATTCAGGTCCACGTCACTGGTGAGTGTAGTGGTAATTGTCTGGCCCGAGAAGGACAACCACGGAATAACCTGGGCTCCAGTGCATGCGATCTTTGTCGCCGAGCCACCGCTGCCCCCAGTGGATACATCAGTCAGGTTCAGAAGGCCATTTACTGTGGTGCCACCAGAGACTAGACTGATAACTCCGGTATCCCCCGCATTGTCGAAATAGGTCAGGGAGTAGAGAGCTGTGATAATCCGAGCATCGGCAGGTAGCACGGTGGTTCTGGCCAGGGTCTTGACGCCGTTGGCGGCTGCTTGACAATCCGCCAAGGTAATTGTTTGACCCCTACGAACTGCACAGGCTGCAAATACCAAATCAACTTGGCCTTTGGTTGCTGCATCACTGGTAGCAACACCATCCAGCATGCCGGTGATCTTCTGGCTGTTGACAGCAATCGATGCATTGGCAGCGGCCAGAGCGGTATTTACCGCACTAAACTTCAAACCGGTGCCAGTGGACAAACTAGCTACGGTAGTCTCTAGAGCCGAGACGTTATCGCCGAGCAACATGGAGTGAACACCCGGGCCAGCATCCTGGTACCAAGCGTACGGATAACTCAATGCCCCCACAGCCTGATTAAGAAATGCTACCTGAGCAGAAGTGAGAGCCGCCATGTTAAGACCTCGTTGGAAATTGGTTTGTTGTCACTACAGAAGATTGCCTCCCAAATACAGCAAGCCCCCAGATTGCTCCAGGGGCTTGCGAATTGACTACTGAGACTGATTACCGCTGCAGGCGAAGGGCTAGCTTCAGCTCGTTGCCAGTGGCGGGCACAGTAGCCGTCACGCCAACTGCGAACTGAAGGACAACGCCGGGCTGCATCGTTCGAGCAACGTCGACTGTGTTGAGAACGTCAGTGACGATCGTTTCCTTCGTGGCGTTATGCGACTTGATGGTCGAGCCGGCGTAATTGGCGACCAGGACGACGCAGGTACCAATCGCGAGAGCGGTGAAGGGCATGACACCATTGGCTGCGTAGAAGGCCACGAACTCAGCAACGTAGCCAGCGGCTGCAGTGGTTTTGTTGATGCAAAGGGCCAAATTGCTGGCAGCAGTAGCATCTCCACCGGCCACAGTGAACAGGTTCGCACCGTTGGTGCCAGCAGTAATCACAACTGCAGTCGAGATTCCAGGGCAGGTCAAGGTGATGTAGTCAGCTCCAGCAGCGCTGACCAGGGTGATCGTCGCCACGCCACCAGCAAGACCCTCTCCAACGACCTGGACTGCCGAGACAGCAGGAACCGCACCAGTCGAGACCATGCTAAGGCCTAGTTGACTGGAGTAGTGCTGATCCGTGCAGAGCACGTAAATCGAGCCACCCTGAGCGGCGACATCTGGGGCTGCCTGGACGAAGGAAACAAAGCCAACATTCTTGGCTGCGGTGAGAGCCACGGCTGCGCCGTTTGTGGTAAAGACCACATCAGCGTTCAGGGTAGGTTGGTTCTGAAGAGCAACCAACAGATCGCCTAGGAGGACGTTCTTGGCTCCTTGGCACATGCTATTCAAAACCTTCTGCTGCGATTCAGTGATAAGAGCCATTTGGTACCATCCTTTTGTTGCCCGTCAGGGCGACCCCTCAAAGAGTGAGGATGCTCTGAGGCCATTCGACCTCTTGCAACGGAAAGATTAAGACGGACCTTGACTGGAGATCGTATATGCGGTACGCTATGATATAGGCAAAGGAGAGTCACATGGGCGACAAGATCTTCGACTACATCATCTACACCGTAGCCATCCTGGACCTCTTGGT